AGCTTCTTTGCACCTACACGTGTAATTGTTGTCTCAGAAGAGAGACTCCAGCAAGCGGAAAGAGAAGCTAAAGAGAACCAACTAAAGAACATTGAGGCACGTATCAATGAGTTGACTGAATATAAAGAGTCAATCGCTAAGGAGCTTAAAGCACTCACACCTAGCGAGGCTTCTAAGTAATGAGAAATATCCATGTCACCCCTGAGCCAGTTGTCTTAGAAGGATATCAAGCTGTAATGAAGCCGAGTCAGTACGGCTATAGCTTAAGAGCTGTAGTTGGTCAAGACTTGATTGATAAATTAGAAGAAGAGAGAGTTGAGTGTCTTAAGTGGGCTGAGTCTAAACTCAAGAACCCTAAGCGTAGCTCTCTAAAACCAGAACCTTGGGAGGAAGTATCCGATGGCAAGTACATCATCAAATTCTCTTGGAGTGAAGACAAACGTCCACCAGTGGTCGATACAGAAGGTACTCCTATTACTGACCCTAATACTCCTGTCTATGCAGGAAGTACTGTCAAGCTAGGATTCATACAGAAACCTTACTTACTACGAGATGGTATCTCTTATGGTACGTCTCTTAAGTTATCAGGTGTACAGATCATCACCGTACAAGGCGGTGCAGGGATCGACACAGGGGACTTAGATCAAGCTGGTGTAGCTGAGCTATTTGGTAAAACAAGCGGCTACAAAGCTAATGAACCCAACGTAGAGGCAGCTGGTACACCAGCGTCGGTAGAAGATGACTTCTAATGTTCAGATCAGAACTAGAAGAGAAAGTCTCAGATCTACTGTGTGAATTAAATATTGATTATGAGTATGAGCCAACAAGGATACCATATGAAATACAACATAATTATTCACCAGATTTCCTGTTACCAAATGGAATTTACTTAGAATGTAAAGGCTATTGGGACAGTGCAGACAGAAGAAAGGTCAAGAATGTAGTGGAGCAACACCCAGAGATAGATCTAAGGATGATCTTCCAAGCTCCCTACAATAAGATCTCAAAGAAATCAAAGACAACGTACGCGCAATGGTGCGATAAACAAGGCATCAAATGGTGCGCGTACCATAACATACCAATAGAATGGCTCACATAGAGAGCGAGTTTGTTAGGCATACAGCATGTGAAAATTGTGGCAGTAGTGATGCTAAGTCTGAGTATTCAGATGGACATACCTACTGCTTTGTATGTCACACCCGTACTCCTGGGAATGGAGAAAATCATCACAATCACGAAATGTCAACCAATGTACAACTCAAAGGATCTGCCGTACGGCTGCAACGTAGAGGAATCAGTGAGGCGACAAACCAAAAGTATAAAATCTTCAGAGATGGAGAACTCCTACGCTTCCATTATTTCACAAGCGATGGAATACTTCAAGGAGCGAAGGTAAAGACTAAACAAAAGGATTTCTATTATGAAGGGAACAGTACTGATACTTTGTTTGGTCAGCATTTATTTCCTAGTAGCGGTAAACGGATCATTGTTTATGAAGGTGAATTAGACGCTGCCTCAGGTTACGAGGCAATGACAGGTTGGCCACACGTATCGCTACCACATGGAGCTGCCAGTGCCAAGAAAGATATACAGAAACAATACGATTTATTCCAAGGCTATGAGGAAATTGTTCTCTTCTTTGATGGAGATGAGGCTGGAAGAAAAGCAGCGGAAGATGCTGCAAGCGTATTACCACCAGGGAAGACAAAAATTGCAAGGCTCAACACCTATAAAGACGCTTCAGAAGCTCTGCAAGCGAATGATGCGGAAGCAATAAGAAAAGCTATATGGGATGCAAAGCCATATCAACCTGACGGTATAGTAGATGCTAAGACATTACTTAAAGAAGTAACCACCCCACAGAAAGAATCAGATTATGACTACCCATACGAAGGACTTAATAGGAAATTACGAGGGATCAGGCGATCATCACTTATTACTTTTACTTCAGGAACTGGCCAAGGAAAATCAACCATCACCCGTGAGATCGCAACTCACCTTCTCAACAAGGGTGAACGGGTTGGGTTCTTGGACCTTGAAGCCTCCAACAGACAAACAGCTTTAGGCTTGATGTCTACTGCTGTAGGCAAACCATTACATATAGGTGAACATAGTGAAAAAGAACTCAAAGAACATTTTCATAATACCATTGCTAATTGGAACCTCTACATGTTTGATGGCTTTGGTTCTTTTGACCCGAGCGTGGTTTACAATCGGATCGAATACCTTGCCAGTGGATTGGAGTGTCGCATTATATTCTTAGACCATCTTAGTATATTATTAAGTGGACTTGATGGAGACGAAAGGAGAATGATAGATCAGACGATGACTAAACTACGTAGCTTAGTTGAACGTACTGGTATTACTCTCTTCTTAGTTAGTCATTTAAGACGTACAAGTAATGACAGAAAATCACATGAAGAAGGAGGTCGCGTGTCCCTCTCACAACTTAGGGGATCTCATAGTATATCTCAAATCTCAGATGCGGTTGTTGGACTTGAACGGGACCAACAGTCCAGCGAGGGAGGAAGCGATACGACTCTTAGAGTCCTTAAAAATCGTTATTCAGGCGAAACAGGTATAGCTTGCAAATTAACTTATGACTTATCCAACTGCAGATTTAGTGAGAATGATGCTGAAGAACCATCCTTTCTACGTGGAACCAGCCAAACAGCGGAAACCACGGATTTTTGAGGAAGGAGAATACGAACATCCATGGTATGAACATGCCAAGGAACCACCAAAACTAAATAAACCTAAGCCACCCAGCGAGGCGGCAAAAAAGAAAGCAAAGTTTGTAGACAAGACATATAAGTGGATGAAGAAATGACTCTTGTATTTGACCTTGAAACCAATGGTCTTCTACATGATTTAACAAGAGTTCATTGCCTAGCAATATATGACTCAACTACAGATGAAATAGAAACTTACAACGATGAAAAGAACAATAACAAATACTCCATCTCCGAAGGGATTAATAAGTTATTGGTTGCAGATACGCTCGTCGGTCACAATATTATTGGGTTCGACCTCCCAGCTATTAGCAAACTATATAACTATTTCACTCCCCGTTCTCGTGTTATTGACACTCTTCTGCTTTCACGTCTATACCACCCAAATATCTATGACATAGACCATAAGCATAAGTGGAGACATATGCCACTGCAGCTTTATGGAAGGCATTCACTTGAATCCTATGGATACAGATTAGGTGAGTATAAGGGTGAGTTTGGTAAGACGAGTGACTGGAGCGAGTGGAGTCAAGAGATGGAAGATTACTGCGC